TCTTTTGTGGTAGAAAACTTATCTAAAGTTTTAATTAGTAGTATCGGGTCTTGTGTTTTTTCTCTTAACTTTCTAAAATCTTCATATGCATTATGCTCGTTTAATAATCTAACATACTCCACTACACTAGCACATTTACTAGGAAAAATTCTTACACCCCAACCTGGCCACTTCTTAATACCAATAGGCAATAAGTGTGGTGTGTCTTTACTAAATGTTCTGATACCAAATAAGTTTTTTGCCTCTTTCGCAAATCTACTTGACCCCCAACCAGACTCTAATGCCGCTTGACCTATAATCATTTCAAATGGTACTCTCTTACTATGTGGTAATGTAAAGTTTATATAGTCAATACATCTATGTAATGCTCTTACAAATTGAACATCATTAGTATATTCCATACTTGGCTCTACTAATTCCATTTGTTTTACTTTAACTAGATAATCATTCTCTGCGATTTTAAATATCTTCTTTTCAGCAAACTCATTAGGGTTAAATGTACCGTAAATAAATGCTGTCATAATGATAATGAAACATACAAAAAATACTTTAGTCCAGTACCAAGACTTGTTTATAACTTTATGCCAATTTATCTTACTCATTTTTTTACTTGACCCTCGCAATGTATTCATATGCTTGTAAAGTTTTTTCGTTGTAATCTTCATATGTTTCTTTTAATTTTACTTGAAAAAAATCTAACCTATCAGAGTATTGTCTGGCATTATCAAATATTTTTTGTGATTGTTTTTCTGTATAGTTGTTGTAGATGTCGTTAACCCAATTACCTGTATAATATACTTTACTGGTACCTGACCTATTACTAGGCTTAACGAGTTCTCTCAATTGTAGTAAAGCTTCTCCTATATTTTGTTTAACAAAATGGTCTATTTCTTTGCTTTTCTTTCTCACTTCTGGCATAATATATCTCTTTCATCATAAATCAAGGCCGATTGAATTTAACTTTGGTCTGAAACTGTAAAACAATTTATTATGATTTCCAGAGTCACCTACATTGGCCATTTGATATAGGTGGACCATTTCGTGTCCAAGAGTGTCCACAAAATCTTTTTTATTTCTATATTCGGGTAGCATTTCTAAATGATATACCCTTGTACCTTTTCTTTTCCATTCCCAACAAACTACTTGTCCGTAGCAATATTTTTTAGTTTTGTCTCTATAAATTTTTTTGATTAGAATATCATTAAATGGCGACAATACATTATCAAATACTGTTCTATTGATAATATCAAAATAGTGTTTTATATCTTTGTAAGTTGTTTTATACTTCTTACGAGAAGCCAACTCTCTTTTTAAGATTTTTTTCACTTGTGATTTCTTTGTTTTTGTTTTTGCCATTTACCTTTTATCTCTTTTACCGTTTCGTGTATTAATATTAATACACCGAATAATAATATTACTCGTATCTCTGTAGGTAATAATAAAAAATTATTTACAATCATCTGAGATTTTTGATCCTTCAAGTAGTTTACATTTATATTCTGTATCTGCTTTTAGTCTTAAATCTGTCGCAATACCTTCTAATATTACTGGTAGGTATGCTTGTAATATAGTAGTCATTTCAATAGCAAATTGATGAGCCAGTTTTTCCATTTCGTATTCCAATAGTTTACTGGTGTCAACATTTGTTCCGTTAACTTTAGATTGTATAACGTGAGCGATAACCGCCTTGTTATACTCACTTGCCTTAACCGAGTTCATAAAACTAGTTAGGACTAACCCTAATGTAGTTGTTATTAAAACAACTGTTAGAATAAATTTACGCATAATATAATATCCTCTCTTTCATATTTATAATATACACTAAAAAGAGGCGTTTGTCAATGGGTATTTTGGTAAAAAAAGGTAGTAAAATGAGGGGTTTATGAGAGAACAAAGGGTGAACAACAACTTGTCGCACCCTTAATTCTATTGATTCGTTATGGTTTTACGAAGTCTTGGTTCCAACCAAATGCTTCTCTAACCATATCTGAGGTTAATCCTTTGTAAGTTTTATTTAAGGTACCATTCTTCATATCTAATAAAACTTTTGCTTCGTCCTTATGTAGACCTTCCAACATTTGAATAAACATAGTTTCTTTCTGTAGTTTATTTGTTGCATTGTCTGCGCCTTTAACAAAGTGCCAAAGTTTCTTTGCTTCGTTTATTAAAAGTGTGTGTTCTGTACCCGCTGGTACATCATTTTCAATATATGGTGGTATACCTTCTGGTAGTTCCCATTCTATTTTAGGATCAAAAGCACCTTTTAAGATTTGTCTTAAAGCAGGTTTATCGTACTGTCTTAAAACTTCTATCTTTTTAGGCTTATCTTTTGCGTTATTAACCTTTAAAAAGATTTCAAAAATTAATGGATATGATGAGCCGGTTGTACTAGCCATTGCCTCCATTGCTTTTTTAGAAATCAAATTAGGATTATCTGTTGCCATTATATTTCTCCATGCATGTTATCAAAAATCATTTATATTTTCAATCAATGATTTCAGTTTGTTTTCTATAAAGTAAGTCAATAACAGCGTCCTGTCATTTACTTTATAATTTATATATTTATTCTTTATATCATTATATATAAGACCTGGAATCTCGTCCAAGTCTATCAACTTCTTATTTCGTTCATAATACTTTTTAGTTTCTGAACCTAGAGGTATGTTTTCTATGTTTACCCATTCCTCTAATCTTTTCTTATTTATAGGTCTTTGTTTAGTGCCTGTGACAAATACATCATCAGCACTTAATATATTAGGTACACCATCTGATCTATCACCTTTAATTACTTGTTCGTGTAAGAATTTGATTGGATCCTCATCTTCTACAAACTTCTTTTGAATAGGTGCATACTGTTTTACATTTGGGTATTTGTGTAATTGTATAAAATCTTTGTCACCAGATATAATCATAATCTTTTCTTTCGTATGGTTTTCTTTTACTAACACAGCGATTATGTCATCTGCTTCTACTTTGTCTATGTGTAATACAACATAAGGAAAGTTTTGAGCAATCTCATCTCGTATCTCACCAATCATTTGAAATAATGCTGACCAATCAACTTCAGATTCATCTCTGCCCTTTTTTCTTTTATATTTGTAATTAGGAAATACATCTCTACGCCATGGATTAGCACCATCGGCACATAGTACAGGTGTTCCATATTCTTGTTTAAACTTTAAATTGTATCCACGAATAGAATTAAGTACCATATGTCTTAACATATTTTTATCTGGTAATTCATCAAACTGTCCTCTTGTTTGAGCCATTAGATTAGAAATCAATACTTGGTTTAAATCAACTAATATCATATAGGTAAAACTGCTCCTGTATTGTTTTGAGTTTTTTCGTACCAATCTCTACATATGTCCATAACTCTTTTTCTATTTTTAAAATTTATTTCTTTTACATCAATTAATTTTTCAAACAGATGATCTATCTCTGCACACAGTTGGTAATTAATATGTGGTTTAACTTTTATCTTATCAAACTCTTTATAACATTTTTTAATCAAATGTTTTTGTACAGGTTTGTTTATTTCTTCCCAACTCATATCATAAAAATAATCGTAAACTTCTTTTTCAAAATATGGCACACTTAATACTTTATCGTACTCTTTACAAAATTGTCTTAACTGATCCATAGCACCTGCGTTTGGTGTGTTATGAAAGTAATTATACCTAAACTTATTCATCAACTCTACTGTATGTTTAAAATGCATCATACCTTTTTTGCTTAATACATAATGTGAATCTGCACCTACGCCTGTAAGAATATACTTCTCTTTTATTTTTGGAAACAAATATAGAAATGGAAACGTACACTCAAAGTGTGTTTTCTTTTTACAATTATATTTTTCTGCAAGTGTTTTAAAATCTTCTACTAAGTTTTCTGTTGACATTGGTACAGGTACAAATGGTACATCAAACGTTTTACATATCTCTTCTGCTTTTAATGAATCGTAAGAGGGTTTACCATCTAGGAAAAAAGAATAACCAACAGGTTTCTTACCAAGTCTTAAACAAGTAAATAAAAGTGTGGCACTATCTGTACCACCACCCATAAAAATAGCAACGTCATCACCCTTAACATCTTTCTTAACCAAGTCTATTAATATTTCATCAATCACTCTTCTGAATACCTTGTGATGTTAAATTTTTTATCTTTAAAATTTCTTTGATAAAACCAATCTCTATATGCTTTGTCAGTAAATATTTCAATTACCTCACTATACCTTATATTGTCTTCTAATATTAATTTTTCTAAAGACTCATATTCATATGTATCAACTTTACGAGATACCTCAAATGATTTAGCATTTT